TAATCCTAAAAAACAAGATAAGAAAAATATGCCATTTGAATCGGTATACATGGAATATAAAAATGGAAATGAATTATCCGTATCAGGTTATAAAGAGTTTCCGTTTGTTGTACCTAGATACCTAAAGGCTTCACATGAAATTTATGGAAGATCACCTGCAATGACAGCATTGCCAGATGTTAAGATGCTAAATGAAATGGCAAAGACAACAATCAAAGCTGCACAGAAACAAGTAGACCCACCTTTACTTGTACCTGATGATGGTTTCTTATTACCTGTTAGAACTGTACCAGGCGGTTTAAATTTTTACAGATCAGGTACGAGAGATAGAATTGAACCATTAAATATTGGTGCAAACAATCCTTTAGGATTAAACATGGAGCAGCAAAGAAGAGAAAGTATTAGAGCTGTGTTTTATGTAAATCAACTTATGATGCAACAAGGACCACAAATGACAGCAACAGAAGTTATCCAAAGAAACGAAGAGAAGATGAGATTACTTGGACCAGTATTAGGTAGATTACAATCTGAATTATTAAAACCTTTAATTGATAGAGTATTTAGTATTCTATTAAGAAACAATCAATTACCTCAAGCACCTGAATTTTTATCAGGTCAGGATATAGAAATTGAATACGTTTCACCATTAGCTAAAGCACAGAAATCCACAGAGCTACAATCTATTATGAGAGCTGTTGAAATTCTAGGATCACTTGCTAATGTAGCTCCTGTATTTGATTATGTTAATTTTGATAATCTTGTAAAACATTTAGCTGATATAGTTGGTGTGCCACAAAAGATATTAAAATCACAAAGTCAAGTTAATGCAGAACGACAACAAGCACAACAACAACAACAGGAGCAAATGCAGATGCAACAATTACAACAGGTAGCGAAAGCAGGAGGAGATATAGCTCCACTAGCCAAAGCCTTACCTGAAGAAGCCAAAGCTGTTGCAAATGCTGATATAGAATAATGGGTCAAGCAAAAGACAAAGAAAAAAATTTTGAAAAGTATGTTCAAGATTTAAAAAAAAACTACCAATACATATTCAATACAGACGAAGGTAAACAAGTTATGTCTGATTTAGAAAAAAGATGCCACCATCATACGACTACCAATGTAAAAGGTGATAGTCATGAGAGTGCATATATGGAAGGACAACGTAGCATCCTTCTATTTATAAAAGCAATGCTACAAAATGATAATGAAAAAGGAAGATAAAAATGTCAGAACAAACACAGATAACGGAGAAAACAACTCCGCCTGTAGAGACGACAACAACGCCTACAGAAACTAAACCTGTCGAAGCAGCAATAACGCCTTCTACAGAACCAACACCACAACCGACTAAATCTTGGAAAGAAGCAATTTCTGAAGAGTTTAGAAACGATCCAAACATAGAAAAGTTTACAGAGATAGATGCACTTGCAAAGTCATATATCAATGCAACTAAAATGATTGGACAAGATAAAGTTGCTGTGCCTAACAAAAACTCAACAGAAGATCAATGGAACGAAGTATATGAAAAACTAGGTAGACCTGAGTCTGCAGATAAATATACTTTAAATGTTAAATCAGATGTTGTGCCTATAGAAGATACTGCAATTAAACAGTTTGCAGAAAATGCTCATAAGCTAGGTTTAAATAATAAACAAGCTCAAGGTATTTTAGAGTTCTATAAAACAAATATGGAAGGTGTAGCTCAACAAGCTAAAGTTGATACTGAAACTGCTCAAGCTCAATCCGAGCAACTCTTAAGACAAGAGTGGGGTAGAGACTTTGAACCTAATGTTAAAAAAGCTGGAGCATTAGCAAAAGCTAATATGAATCCAGAAATATTAGATATGACTTTATCTAATGGAACTAGACTTGGCGATCATCCTGAAGTGATAAAACTGACAGAAAAAATTGGCAAGGTGCTGACTAGTACATCAGCAAATATTTCTAACGACCCTCCTGCTATGTCAGCAGACGAAGTAACAAAGATTTTTGGAAATGAGGTAACGCTCATTAGGGG